GGGGCCGTTCTGCGTACTACCGCCCGCATAGGTGTCATACTGCGTCGTCTTTACAAGATCAACGTTGGCACCATTCTTGAGCCTAATCTCGCTAGCTCCTGGCCCCTCGCCCACCCACCACACATTGCTGTAAATAGTGAGGGTGGCGTTAACAATGTAAATCCCTGCCGGGAAATACACCGTCCCGCGCACAGGCTGAGCCGCCGCAATTGCCGCCTGTACAGCCGCCGTGTCGTCCGTGACAGCATCGCCAACGGCACCATAAGACTTCACATCAAACCACCGCTTAGCGGCAAATGTCGCGTTCAACGACGCCTGTGAGAGTCGCCCGATTGACGTGAGCGCCAGCAGATTGTCAACGTCCGTCTTTGCCGCGTATGCGGCGTTCAGCGCCGTTGTGGACAATCTGCCAGTTGACGTGAGTGTAACAAGATCGTCAACAACACTCTTTGCCGCGTAGAGCACGTCGGTTACTCCGCGGGTCTGCGATGCCGTGTCATTGAAAATATCGGCAACTACGGGGTCTTGAACTTCTACCCCGGCAATTTCACTGATTGCGTTGTTGACCTCTTCAATGAGGATATTGACCTGCTCCTCAAACTGGTCGCCAAGAGCCGTGTAATTGTCGTTGACGAAAGGAATGAGAACGCGGTTGATATAGCGTCCCATGCCGTCAAGCTTTTTCAGCATGGTTGTGCCGTCACGATATGTGAACGGCGTTACCTGCGGGAGCGGCTTGTAAGGCGCAACATAGGGCGGAAGAATCGGATTTGACATTTATTAACACCATCCATTGTAGTGCGCGAAATATTCGTCGCCGTTGTTAAGTACAAGCATGAAGCAATCTTCAAGCTCTTGCAGAATAGCTGTATCAATATTGATGAGGCTATTCCTGTACTTAACAATAAGGTCAGATGCCGCGCCTTGATAACCCGTGACAAGATTGTCACTATTTGTGTCAGCTGTGTTTGATGCCTCACTGTGTGCCGTCGCTGACGAATCGACACCACTTGTTGTATTAGAGTCAGTGCCACTACTCGCGTAGTCTGCATTTCCGTTGAGCATTGTCTGCGGAAAATTAGACCCGATTACTCGGGACCCTGACGTTGTGTTTGTATTACCACTATTTGTATGGTCGCCTGTTTCCCCTCCTGCCATATGGTTAGTGCCTACGCTGTGAATTTTCATGCTATCCAGCGCGTCATATTCAATCTGTGTTGACTTGTACAGCTGATTGAAGTATGGCATGATCTGATCCATCTTTTTACGAAGAATCAGTGTGAAATTGTCAATCGTTTCAGTGCCAATTTCCTGATTGTAATATTCATCAATGATCTTACCATTGAGAATCTTACGGTATCCCTCATCAAAAATTGGGTATGTACCAAGTCCCAGTGAAGTGTATTCGGGTAGTGTTGGAAGCTTGCCGTATGTCACGTCATCGAATGTACATGCCTCATAAGTCTGCTCAAAGTCATCTTCATCAATTGAAGTGCCATAAAGCGACTCAATTACCTCTTTAAGTTGAAGGGTGAACGTTCCCATTACACACCTACCTCATCATTAATGCCCATAGCATCCGCCATTTCCTGCGCCTGCTTTTCCACCTCAGTATTAAAATCAACCTTGATATTCTGGCCGAAAACATGGTTGATCTGTTCGGCATAGTAGCGGCGAGAATTAAGCGCTACGTAGCGCATAGAATCCGTCTGAGCATCATTAGCCCCGACTTCTGCCGCAACAAGACGTTCCTTTTTATCCTGGTTTGCGTTATCAATGCCTAGAAGGTTCATGCACTCGTTCCACCATCGCGTGCGAAGAATGCTGAGCTTGTCATACTGATCGGGGAGAATGCCAAGATCAATAGCAGTAACATTGTCAAGAATGTTTGCACCATCTTTAACAATAATCTGTTCAACCCCCTCATCAACTTGCCGCCCAATATTTGTCATGGAAAGCTGATTATTACTAGTGGCCGTAACAACCTTCGTGCGCCGAGCATTCTTCGAGTTAATCTCCAGCGTGCGCTCAATTGTTGCAAGGCGAGTAGAATAAATCATTACCTTATCAATGTCGGGGTAGCGAAGATAATTACCCCACATCCCCACTGCCTTACGCATAAGCTTTTCCTCTGGCTTTTCAAAATCTACCTGAGGAATGTATGCGCTGAGAGTCTTAGGCTCAAATGCTAGCGATGAATCGTCGCCATTAAGAACCTTCGTGCCAGGCCCCATTACGGTATATGAAATAGGGTTTTGGTTGAAGTTAATGTACCCCGTTCCCGTGCCCTGTACGACAACAAGCTTTTCAAACTTGTCGTCATAATACCAGACAACAATTCCGGCAATGAGCAACTGCAATTCAAGGAACCGTGGGTCAACCGACTCAGGCAGATTCTCCCACTTAAAGCGATTCATTGCCAGTTCGGCAATAGACCGCTCATACATTGCCTGAATATTACGTTCACGTTCAGCACCCGGTGTGCGTGAAAACCCACCAGCTCCAAACAACGGGCTATTCAGGTAGGGGTCAAGGCCTGAGCCTCTTTTAACGGCGCTCATTAGTAGCTAATCCCATCAATCGGCGCATTGTCTGCAATATCAATAATTCCAATGTCTGATGGGTTGGCCCATACAGTAACACCCTTTTCAAGAATTCCTCGCACAGCCTGCTTGTGTGCCTCAGGAACATTTGCCGCGGCAATATACGTTTCAAGCATCTTCCAATAAGTGAATTTCGTCATCACTTTAAGGTCCTGCGGAGGTACGATAAAATCGCTAATCGCGTATCCGTAACGAAGCCAGTATTCGCCAATCTTACGCACCGCTGAGGGATCGACCATCTTATAATGCATGTGAATTCCCATCTCACCCTGTACAAAATTAAGTGTCTCACCACCCATCTCGCCGCTAATGCTCGGCTGAATCAGATTAGCGTCACGCACCTTAGCGTTAATACCGGCAATCTGATTTGCGTAATCACCGCGAGCGGCAAAGCGTGCCAGGTTGACGTTTGTATCTCTTGCCAAAGCCGTCTGCGTATTATCGTTTGCCGCCTGCTGAGCGCTCGTGCTCTGCCCAATAGCAAGATTCTCGTTGTTCGCTCCCGCCTGAATCCCTGCCTGAATATTCGAGCCGACAGCCTGCAAGCCCCCGAGCACCGCCATGCCGCCCATTGCCTCAGGCGTCCCTCCGAGCACCGCCCCTGACGCGCCGCCGCCAGCAAACTGCCCAATGGCCCCCACGCCCGCCTGAGCGGTCAGTGTGCGGTTCAGATTGGCCGTGCTGGCCATAGCCGCCGCGCGGTCGATGTTGGACGCCTCAGAGCGCTGTCTCATCGCTCCTGAGGCCACGTCGTAGCTCGCCTGCGCGCCGGTCAGCGCCCTCTGCTGTGACCAGTCAGCACTCTCACGCGACCATGCAATCTGATTGCGATTGGATGCGAGATAACCAATTGCCATGTTATTGACAATCGCCATTTGCGGAAGATTGTTGATTGCCGTTGCGTGATTAAATCCCTCAGCGCCGTTATTGTCGGTGCCGGAACCATTGTAGTGCTCGGGGTAGAAGAGAATTCGAGCGTTCGGTTGAATGAGGGTTGCAACCTCTTTAACATTCGCGTTCGGGTCGCCCCACAACTCAGGCTTCACCACAATTGGGTTGCCGTTAAGAGTCGTCAACTCGAAAAACGAGTACGGAAAAGTAAGAAATTTCTTAAGCCCTCGATAACGCGCGGGAAGGGCGTTCATCAATACATCACGAATATTCGTGTTCAGAATGCGGTTAAACTTTCCTGGTGCTGATCCCGGCATCGGAGTTGGCGTGCCGTCAGCATTCCAATCAACCGTCCAATACCTATCAAGTGACGGTGTAATGATTGCAGAAATAATTCCCTGAGTAATCCACGGCTTATCACTCATCGTGTGAAGCCAGTTGATAAACGAAATACCTGTCTTAAACGCCCACACAGATGCCCCGCCCGGCACACCTGCGAACAAGCCACCATTAGCAGATTCAAGGTGGGGATTGTCTGCGGTGCCAGGATCGGCAATCATGATGTTGGTTGCGGCTGTAATAACAACACTGTAAGAGCCAGGGTCAGGCGACGTTCCACCCGGCCACGTGTAGGCAATCTGCTGATAATCAGTCTGAATGATTCTCAGGTCTGTTCCCATGTCCATGCCCTCAGGAATGGTCAGGTAATCACGCCCCCAATTATCAAATTGATTTTGATTGGCAATGCCGATGTGTCCGCGCTCGACATAACAATTACCCCACGTCACATCATAAACGTAGGTCTGCCATACGTCAAGCTGAACCTTTATGCGTGTCGTTGTAGGATTTACATACTCGCATTCAAGAATGAAGTAGTAAAAATCTTTTTGAATGTCCCCCGCAATAGGCATCAACGGATTAGATGCTCTAAGGTAGTTGTAGCGGTTTACCTTGTTATACGGCTGACCAATATAAATATCTTGACCCGGCTTTGCGTAAGTCAAGTTATTAATCTCGATGCCTGCGCTAGCGAGATTGTCAATGTAATTATTCAGAGTTTGACGATCTGCGAATCGTACAACATCACGATAATCGTTATTCCAGTTAACGTTTACAAGGTCAAGCCTTGTGCCTGCTGTCCAAACGCTGTAATCAAAATCAAGTCCTGCGGTGTATGTGTTCGGCGCCCCGGTAATTCCAGTACCCAAGATATAACTTCCTATTCAGACAGTTATGGAAGTGTGGGGCGAGTTCCGTAGACACCCGCCCCACACATTCTATTTAATTTAAGACGCCGTGAAAACCCACGATGCCGTAGCGCCACTGGCAAGCTCAAAGCCAGTGCGCGCAACGGCGGTAATCGTCTTAGGCGTGCCAACGACCACCGTAATTTCAGCGCCATTCACAAGGTTAGTTGCCCCATCCTTGTACTGAACACCGCGCTGATTCGGAATCGTAATCACGTTCGCGGTAAAGTCAGGCTTCACAGGATTAACTTCCTCCAGAGTATCCGAATCCACGTCGTGCAGAACCTCAGGGTTCGGCCACGGGAAAATCAGATCCCCGACCACATTACGCGTCGTGCTCTCCGTGTAACCGCCGTCAACAGCCGTGGCGGTAATCGTGAGAACGTTAGCCTGCTCATCCGGCCCAACATACAGGTCACCGTTATTCGTGATGTACGTGAGCTTAGACAGTGCCACATCGCCCGTAACGGAAAGAGTGAGTGCGTCATTCGCCCCGCCGGTCGGCGTAGTGATTGCCGAAACATTCACATCGTAAAGCACACCGCGCGTAACATTCGTTGCCGCAACGTTACCAAGCTTATCCTTAACAGTGAATGCGCCAATATCCGTTACCGGGGTATCCGTTTCAGAAATAACCGTGCTCGGCCGCTCAGAATTGAACATAATAAGCGGTGCAAACGGGTTGGCAGAAATAATCTGCCAAATGTGCTGCCAATAATTCGTGCGCAGAGTCGCAGGGTTGAACTGCGAGGTAGTCTCAATCAGATTGTCCGCTACGACAAAGAACTTGTCAGTAGTGAGAATCGACTGAACACCGGGAATGCCGAGATACTGCGCCGGAATAGTGATATTCCGCGCGCCGAAATCAGCCTTGCTCATATTGAAAGCGCCAGCCAGCGCCTCAACGTCCATTGCCGCATTGCTCTGAGGCGTGTTAATGAGAACAAGCTCATCCTTACGCGCGCTTACCGGCATTCCTGCCGGGTTATAGAAGCGCGAAATAAAGGGGAGCGTGTCACCATACTCACGCAGACGACGCAGAAGGAAACGCGAATCCGCAGAATCCGAGCCCTGGTCAGAAACATCCGGCACGTTCACATCGAAATATGCGCCCGCGTCATCAAATTCCTTAAAGAGCCGCGTCATCAGGAGGAACTCATCCAACTGCGAAGATGTAAGCGGTGCGCTCATAACCTGCTGAGCATAAGAGCCAAGCTGATTGCCGAGAAGAGCCGTCTTAAGGTTCACAAGATCAAGCGAAACCTTGTAACGGTCCTTACGATTCCGCTTGTGGAAGAACGACTTAACCTCAATCGGCTTGTAACCGAAAATCTCCTCTTCAAGCTCATTACGGTCCGAATCGTAGTCCTGTGCCTGCACAAGACCAACCATCACATCCTCAATGGCGTCACCCTCAGGAAGCATGCCCATCTTGAAAATGCCGAGAGGATTCGTCCACGACCGGTCGCGGAACACCACTGCGGCAAGCTGATTAACGAATGCATCAGCAACCTGATTGCGACCCGCGTTCCAGCTCCACAGATTGTTAATGGTGTCCTTAAGATTCGCCTGAGTTGCCTCAGGAATGCGAGAGTAATACTCAGGACTCATATTCTCTCGAATGGCATTAAGCCATGCCGCACTGTCGATCTTATCGACAAGAGGGCGAACGTTAACAGTCATTGCTAACTATTTTCCTTTCCGTAAAGAACCTCTTCCAGAGTGGGCGGGGTTCCGTTATCGTTTGCCGGATTCGGCGTGTTATTGTCGTTTTGAACCGGCACCCGATTAACAAGGTCCCAGTTCTCAGCCTTAGTAGCCGTAAGCTCACTAGTCTTTGCAAGAATAGTTGCGTCACGCTCGCTAATAACACTGTCAAGACTGGCAATCTTGCTAGTTGCAATGCCCATTTCTGTCTTGTGCAATTCCAGCAAAGTGCTGGCAATTACAACAGGGTCAAGATTTTCCTTGCCCTCTAGTGAACTTACGTAGTCTTCCAGCTTGCCCATGATATTTTAATTCCTTCGCTTATTACAGAAACGAGGGGAGGCCATTTCCATGACCTCCCCTCTATATCGGGCATCCGGTGAGCAGACTCAGCAGGTTGCGACCCCAATGCTAGCAGAATCCAGAGCCAACTGGTGCAATATTCGCTAGTCTGTCCTGCCCAATTCCTGATGCCACATCTATAGGTTACTTGCCCTTTGCAGGGGCCTCAACCTCCGCCGGGGCCTCCGCCTCAGCAGGCTTGCCATTGCCGTTACCGGGCTTCCGGCCGCGCCCGCCCTTGTGCAGATCGGTCAGCGAAATGGTCAGCACGACATCGCCCTCAAAAACAGACTTGCCGTTTTCCTTCGTGCCGATCTTACGCACAGCATCATCATTGCGCACACGAATCCGCACAGTCTTGTTCAGGCCCTTAGCGGCATCACGAATGTCACGAATCGTCTTACCCTCTTCCTTGACGGAAACGGTGAAAGTGGCCGATGCCTCAGCGTCCTGTGCGGTGGCGTCTGCAAGC